CCGATCATCGACCAGATCTTGCGCTTGGCGTACTGGCCCTCGATCACAGTGTACTCGACATCCAGATACACTGCGCCGCTGGCGCCGCGTTTGGCATAGCCGCCGGTCCAGCCTTGCGCCGGGTCGCTGAAGCCGCCGGGGCGGATGGTGAGCCTGACCCGGGCGATGGTCCCCTTGGGGATCAGGTTCGAATTCTGGCGAGCGTCATTGAAATCAGTCCACGCGTTTGTCATGGTTCATGCCTCCTTGGGCGTCACTTGATTGTTCAGGGGGACGGCAACCGGAGAGGCGGTGCGACCAAACTCCATCCTCTCGGTTGCCGGTTTCGCGGAGCCGCCGATCTTGGCGAACAGGCGGCCGAGATGGGGCTCCTCGATCATGTCGAGGCGGCCCGATCTGTCCTTGGCGGGATAGCCATGGGGGTTGAACGTGTGGCAGACGAAGGCGCGGTAGGACTTGCCTTCCTCGTCCTTGATCTCAGTGAGGGTCAGGACCTCATCGACGATCCCGGGCAGTTCGAGCCCGGTCTTCGTGCCCTCGATCTGGGGCACGTAGATTTTGCGGTTGAAGTCATCGAACTTCTCGTCGAGCACGCCGACGAAGACGATGTTCTTGGCGCGGGTGTGCTGGAGGTGCACGAGCCAGGCGATCATCTCGCGGCCGTGCAGGCCGTAGGTGCCTCGCAAGTCAGGCTTGCCGGTCTTGTCGGAGACGGCCTCGGGCTGCCCGCCGCACCACTGGAAGCAGAGCCGGCCCGCGACGGTGACGGAGTCGATGAACACCGTCTCGTAGCGGTCGAGCACACGCGGGTCGCCGAACTTCTGGCAGACCGCGTCGTAGTGCGCCTGGCTATAGGGCTGCTCGGGACGGAGCGCGGGGTTCGGCCCGCCGATGAAGGCGGCAAAATCCCTGCACTCCTGCCATGTCCGCGGGCGGATCGTGTCGACGGCGAGGTCGCCGATCGCGAGGTCGCCCGCCTCGAGGTCGAAGAACAGCGTGGTGCTGCTCATCAGTGTCCTGAGCAACCAGGTCTTGCCCGAGCCCGGCTTGCCGAAGATGGCGGCCTTGACGCCGCGATGCTCGGCAAGGCGCTGCTCGGCCGTGATGATGGGAAGGCCCCGCATCATGAGCGCACCTCCGGTTCCGGGGACCCGTCCTCGAGGTCGAAGAACAACGTCATGTCCGGCGGCAGCGTCGGGAGCAGCGAGGTCTTGCCGGTGCAGCTCTTGCCGAAGATTTCGACCTTGATGCTGCGGCGCTCCGAGAGCTGCTGGCTGGCGGGGATGATAGGGAGCACGCCGCTCATGCCAGCACCTCACCGATCAGCGCGGCGTCGGCCCCATTGCCCGTCACAGCCGTGTAGAGCGCATCGAGGCGATTGGCCTCGGCAAGGCATTCCAGTCCCTTGCGCCGCATGAAACGGCGCGCGTCGTCGAGAAGATCGGGCTCCGCGATGAGATCCGGGACCGCGACATATTCTTCAGCGCTTTCGACGAAATAGGACTTCGAGCGCAGATCGCTGACGAGGGGCGCGAAGGCGTCGCAGCGGTCGGCAAAATCCGTCTGGCGCTCCAGGTCGCGCCGGTTGCGCAGGATCCGCTTTGTCTCCGAGATGATCCCGGTGCGCAGCATCCGCATCGCTCCTTCCGCGCGGGCCTGCAAACAGGTCAGCGGGAAGGCAGCCTCCATGATGTCATCGGCGATTTTCGGGGCATTGTTGCCAAGCTGGGACGCGACGTCCCAGACGCGCTCGGCAAATGCCGCTGACTGATGATCAAGCATCGAACCACTCCTTGATTTTGATGAAACATTCCGCCCCCTGGGCGATGGCCTTGACGTCGAGGTGGTGAAACGGGCCCGCCCTGGCCTCCCGCATGCCTTCGCGAGCAAGCGCGAGGTTGTCGTCCGTGGCCCATTCGGCGAAGGCGCGGAACGTGCCGGTGACATGCTGCCAGGCGGCCTGTTGCGGCGTGGGCGGGACGTAGAGCGGGTTCCGGCGGCTGGGCTTGCGCTCAGGCCGCAGGCCCCGCATGGCGGCGTCGACGACCATCTTGCGCAGCGCTGTCCGTGTTGGCTCCTCGCCGCGGGCGAGCTTCTCGTCGAGGGTGCGGCGGACGATGCCGGGGTCCACCTGCTCGGCGTCGCGGATCACGCGGGCCTCGTGGATGTCCTTCCGGGAAATTCCGAGATCGGCGGCGGTGGCAGGGGGCATGTTCCCGTCCGGAACATGCCCCCCTGTGCCGGGGTTGTTCTGCCGGGTCGCAACTTCACCGCGCTCCTGCGCCGCGTCGTACTCGTCCGCAAGACGGCGCTTGGCGAGGGCCTCAATGGTGAGAGCGTCGGCCTGGGCGCGATGGGCGGCGGCGATCAGCTCATCGTGCGCATTCTTGGCCTTGGCCAGCCGGGCCGCGCGCTTCGCGGCGTCATAAGCGAAAGACGCGAGATCGCGCGCTTCGAGCAGCTCCCCGGCACTCCGCGCGCTGGTGAGCGCGGCGGTGGCGTGGTCAATGACCTGCGGGATGCTGTCATCGCCCTCGTTGACGATCGCGGGCGCGCTCATGCCGCACCCGCAGGATCAGTGGTCAGGCGGAAGCTCTGCGCGCCGGCTTGAACGGTGCGCGCCGGTTCGAAGACCTGCCGGATGTGACGCGGCCAGGCGGCGAACCTGCGCTCGGACACCTTCAGGATCACGTCGACGTATTCGCGGGGGTCCTCGCCATCAACGGCGATCCGGTCGACAAGGTCCGCCAGCAGGTCCTGCTTCCACTCAACCTTCTTCGGCAGTTCCGCCACCACCGTGACGTCGCCGTCATCGAAACGGGCAACCCCGAAATCCTTGCCCTCGGCCACTCGCGCTGCGGCGGCCCGGTCGCGGTACCGGAGGCTGAGCGCGCCATCGAGCCAGGCCACGGCGGCCCTGGCCTTGCGCAGGGCGGCGTCGGCTTCCTGCTGGAGCCTGGCCAGTTCCTCCGGCGGCAGCAAAACGAGGTCGGCGACGGGCAGATGGACCAGTGCCTCGAGGGTGATCTGGTTGGGGATGGTCATGGGCGCTGCCCCCGTCCCCGGAAATTACGCTGTAAACCAGTCATGCAAGTTGTCCTGTGCTCGTGGTGTGGCTATCGACGGCAACCGAAGCACAGGGCGGAGATGAGCGGATAGGCGGAAACAGGCGGAAACAGGCGGAAAGACGTGTTTCCGCCTATCAAAATAAGCCATATTACAATGGGTTATGCAGCGTTTTCCGGGGAAATAGGCGGAAACAAAAGGGCCCGGCGCCGGGGTTAGGCGGCGCGCTCAAAAAAAGGATTCGACAGTCAGAGCGGTTTGGAACATAAGTCGAACTGTGACATTAAGTGAGTGGTTAAATTCAATGACCCAGATCACCCTCCGTGCCGCCTATCCCCACACCCCAGACATGGAACCGAGGCCCATGAAGGCGCAGGCCATCTGGGCCTTCGCCGATACCGTCCGCCGCCAGGTGCTGGGCTCCATGCACCGGGGCCCGGTGCAACCGCGCGCCGTTGCCGCACGTCTCAAGGCGGCGGTGATCAACGGCATCGCCATGCACTTCGTCTGGGACTTCGAGAACACCGTCCAGGACGAGCGCCGCCACCAGGTAGCGGGCCTGTGCGAGCATTCGCCCGACGAACCCGGGCAGATCATGATCAGCATCAATCCCCGCGAGGTCGCAGACCGCCCCGACCTCGAGCGCAGCACCTTCGGCCATGAGCTGGGCCACGGCCTCTATGACATGCCCGCCGCCGTGCATGAGCGCCGCGGGCTGCGGATGGAATATGTGAGCGAGGCCTCACGCCGCTATCGCAGGCTGGGCGGCCAGGAAACTTCTCAAGAGATGGACTGGGATGAATGGCGCGCCAACGAGTTCATGGGGGCATTCCTTGCGCCGCCGGTTGCCTTCCACCAGTGCCTGGTGCGGCTGGCCAACGAGCATGGTCTGGCGATGCTCAACCGCCCCTCGCTCGGCAAGATGGGGCTTCCCATCATTGACATGCGGCGCGCCGACATCGATGCGCTCGAGGAGACCGTGGACCGCCTTGGCGAAGCCTTCGGCGTCACGCCCGACTTTGCCAGGGTGCGCATGCGAAAGTACGGACTGATCACGAAACAGAAGGAATAATCATGCCATTTGGCGCCTTTGTCAGAACACGGCGCATCGAGCTGGGGATCGGCCTCAACGACATCTCCGGCCGTCTCGGCGTCTCGCCGGCCTACTGGTCGCGGGTCGAGCGCGAGCTCGAAAACCCGCCGCGCGACGAACTGATCGAGAAGACCGCCGCCATTCTTGGCATGCGGCTCGACGATCTGTTCATCGAGGCCGAGCGGTTTCCGCCCGACATGCAAAGGGACATCGGCAAGGTCGTCCGCGCCTACCGCCGGTTCCGCTCCATCGACGAAAGACACAAATGACGGGGGCTCGCAACCATGGTTCTGCCGCGGAGACAGACATTCATGCTGCCGGATATCGCCGCGCGCTGGAACGTCACCATGGCGGACTTCGGCTGTCTTGCCGTGGACGAGATCCTCACCTTCTCGACGGTGGTGAGAGGCGTTC